ATCATTTGAGATAATGCTCCTAGCCAGTCAACCAATAAAGTTGCTAATTGATTTCCAAGTACTGCTGGTTCATTGGCACTACCGCTACCCAAATACACTCCATCTTCTTTGATTATAATTTCTTTTGCATTATATTTTGCCAAAATTTGTTGGGCATCAAGAAGTATTTGACTTTTATCATGTTGGGATAAAATATCATCAGCGGTTATTTTGAATATACTTTTATCACTTTCTCCTTCTCCTTTAGCAACTTCCGACAATATCGAAACAGGGGTATAAGTCGTGTGAGCATGAACACCTGTCTTTTCCAATTCATCTACATCTGGAGTATCCTCTGAATCTTCCCATTCTTTTGTTTCTGTTGCTCCAATAATTACTTTGTTATGCGCGTCTACTTGTATTGTGTCTGCATGAGAGTATTGAATAACATATTCGCGTAATGTTTCAGGGTCTGTTGTTATTACGACATCCGAATAAAGATAGGGGATAACCACTAAACCATTTTCATTATTTTGAATGGCTGAAAGATATACGCCTTCATGTAAACCAACTGGAAGCCCGTCATCAATAGCCTGTTTGTCTGTAAGTGTATGAGTATATTCCTGTACATCAACAGTTCCGCACAGTTCTCCATCTGTATGTATTTTAACAACAAAACCAGATATTTTGGCTGTGTTTTTTATAACGTTATTTCGTGGGTTTACCAATTTATGAAATGCAATTTGTCGTATAGCATCATAAATAGCACTGTTTGCGCTTAAATCGCTTGTAATTTTATCTGCCATAGTTTTGTTCTTTTTCTGGTTTGGCAATACAGTAGGGGAGTTTTAAAGTCTGCCTAAAACCGTTAACACCAAATTTTGTGTTGATTTCTTCAATAAGATACCAACCTTGTTTTTCAGGTTCGCGTTTATCAAGTAAAACGACTTTCATTCCAGATTCCAAATGCCTCATGCCTAAATTAGTTCTGTGTAAATCTCCGAAGATAGTAATACTACCCTCAACGCCATTTCTATTATATCCTTCAAAAAATGCCTCGGCTTCTTTTATTAATTCGTCCTCGCTAATGCCAATTTTGGATGATACATAAGGGATAACGTTGTACGCACTTAGGTTTACTCTATCCTTAGTCTTTGATTTGGGGATAGCTCCAAGTTTTAGGGATTTCTTGCTAAGTTTTGTTTCATTCAGAATTTGGAATTTCTTATGTTCTGTATCATTTTGTCCGGTCCATTCTGGATTTAAACGAACTGTTACATTATACTTGATTTGTTTGTTACCCTCAAACTTGAATCCTTCAGCGGAGACCGCTAAATATCGGGGATCACAATTCATCAAAGTTAAATTGTCTTGGGCTACATGATAATCAAACTGTATTTGAGGAGTATCAGAACTTCCATCTGTATTTAAAATAGAGCTGGCAACATTTCCTGATAAATAAGTATGCCCTACCATAACATAAGGAGTTCCATCTGTATCTTTCCTAATAAAACTATATAGCCCGTATTTATTCCATTCTGTTAATACATCCGCAACTGTCAAATCTTCCGTTAACTGAATCTTGCCAATATTAATGTCCCTTTCTGCTGTTTTGGGATGCAATTTTAACCCTGTTCCTTTTAATAAATCGTATTTTCCTCCCTCTTTCAACAAATCGTTTACTGTAACAGTCATTGGGCCTAATTTAACGACATTTTTTCGTTTTAGCCCACTTGCCAGATTCTCACATTTGATTTCAATAGGTGTGCTTACACTGCATTTTACGATATAACCGTCAAAATCGGGAACGTTCTTGACAAATGCCTCTTTCTCCATTGCCTGAAGTCTCTCGGTCGCATTTTTGAAGACCTTTCCTCTATCTTTATAATAGCCTAAATATATCCGGATACGTTGTCCTACCTTAAAATCAGTCGGCTGGGCTGTAGAATATCCTTTTCGCTTTTCTACAACTGTACCGTCTATTAAACGCTCTGTATAAACAGTAGTTGCACCTTCTTTTTCTATGTTCTCGGAAGTTATAGTGCGTTTAATTACGGTTCCTCTTGGGAATCTGACGGAAGCTGAATTAATAAGCTTCTTATAAGTATCATTTATCTCAATGCTTTCACATTCCCGGATAACAAGGCATTTATTTTCATCTGGATCGTTAATCTCTATAACGTCACTATTAGCTTCCCATATTAGGATTTTACAGCACAATATATCAAGGCATTCTTTACCATCTATAATTATTGCTTCTGGAAGTTTCATACTTAAATGGTGTTAGAAGTTAATGATTCAATCATTTGAGCGGCTTGATTAGCAGCAGATGCTTTAACCTTATCAAGAAGAACTTTGGCCCAACCTTGTTTTTTCATTTGAGAGATTTCAAGGTTTGTTCCATTTATGGTATCTTGCACTACATTAACCGCGTCATCCGGTTCAACGGCAACACATGTAAAACTATATGGTTGAACATTCTTAAAGCCTTCATTTTGCCCCATATTGAAGTCTTTTATCAGAATTTGTGTCACATTGAACTGTTGAAACATGAGATTAAATACCTGGATAACTCCTTTATGTTGCATCAATGTTATAAATTTGGAAACTTCTGCATACGGATATACATCCGGATAATTGCTAACAATCTTTCCTGTTACAGTAAAATTTATATCGCCTCCTGAAATCAATTCTTTACGTGAATAATCTCTTCCTTGTACCTTGGTTAATACAAGATTGTTAGAACTTTGTGCTTGCACTATAGCACCTAAGTCTAAGAAAACAGGATCGCCTGGCACCTTTACTTCCGTAGCAGTGTTAAGTGATGAACTGGCAGCAGCTTCATTACTTAATCCTTTTATTTTATCCCAATAAGTATTGAATTGAACCGTTTGAACCTGGCCGCTTTCATTTTTAATCCAAAGAAGTAAACCTTCATTGGCAGGTTTGCCCTGATACTTTAATACAACCCCTTGTTTATTAAAGGTATCTTCATCTGCCTTCTGACCGTTCGTTATGATTTTCTGAAGCTCTTGACCTTGGTTCTTCTGATAGGCTGCGGTGGCATTCTTTCTGTCCAACTGGCGTATATATTTGGGATAAAGATCGTTGATGGTAGCAAAAGTCATTTGCATCATCGTTCTTTTGGCTGCATAAACAAATACATTACTATATCCTCTATTGGATATAAATTTCAATTGTCCATCTCTTTTTCTATAATTAGCTGCATAAAAGGCGGCATTCACACCGGTGTTTGCCAGCCCTTTACCAACATTAATCGTTAAATTAGAAAATGTAGAGCTTATAAAACTCATATTACATCATATTTGCATTAAAATCTTGAACTACATCTAACAAGGCGGTTGCTAATTCTTGTTTTACGTTTGCTATTGCCGCAACTTGTCTATCATCTGTCATATCAATTGTTTGATGCTCCACGTGCATTAGATTTTCTATTCGTACTATTAATTGCTTAGGAGCTGCATTATAATTATTATGACTCCTATATTGAGACTGGTCGGCTCCGTTATGAAGGCTGGAAGCTAAATCTTGCTCTTTGTTACCAGTCGTAGGGTCCCACTTAAATGTATCTTTAGCATTTTTAGGGGTATATATTTTCCCACTTTTATCTACCCACTGTGGAGTAGCGTATGGAGCTATTGTTTTAGCTATATATTGTGCCCCGTCAAAAATCGCTTTATCACCTTCTTTCTGTGGACCATAAAAACCGCCCGTAGGAAGAACATCTCCTTCAGAAAGAAGATTTTGAATCGGTATTCTATTTATGAACGGAGCGAACAAAGATTTATGTCCGGAATACAAATCGTTATACCAAGAAACTAACTTATCAAAGGTTTCAGTAATATAATCTATTGCTTCTTGTTGACTTTCTAGTTTATATTTCCCCGGATTGTTAACAATATCTTGTACATGCTTTGACCATCCTTCTGTTCCAAATAGCCCTTTAGTTGGATCAAACAACGGCCCAAATAACCCTTGTAATACTTTCTGGGTTCTTGTTGGATCTATTGTTTCTCCAGACTCAAAATCTTTAAGAATTGAAGCGTAATCATCCCATGCACTTATTGTTCCTTTCATAATTTGAGCTAGATGACGTATATATGCTTGTGAGCGATGTACATCACCTTCGGTCATCTTATCATGGAATGTTTCTGTGCTAATCCAGTCCCATCGAGAATCCCAACTACCCATCTTAGGTATAAATCTATCTGCTGCATTCTTTAGTATATTCGATAGATCTTCCGAACTACGAGCAGAAGTGGCATTGTGCAAAAGATATTTGCTCAAAGCCATATTCTCTTTAGAATTATGGTCTGCTAATTGAGCCAGCATCATTTGGACAGCCACTTGTTCGCTTATATCTCCGTTTCTTGCAAAAACATTTGTATTCGTTCCACTTAAAGTACGGCCATGTAACTCATACGCATAATAATTTTCGCCGTTCAGACCTTTTTTGACAGTCTGTTTCATACCTAGTGCACTGGACAATGACTGGAAGGCTTTATCTACACCTGTCCATTGGTCTGCGGCTTCTAATCGTTTTAGTAATTCCGGGTCTCTACCTGCGGCTGTGTCAAAGAATTTGGTTTGATCGTCTACATTTTGTTTTTGACCATTCTTTTCTATCCAGTAACGATGCCATAATTCGGTAGACTGTGCAATACGCTCGTTTTGGGTTAACAATTCATTATTGAAAATACGCATATTTCCAATCATTAAGGCATCTGGATCGGATAGATTTAACTTGTCAATATTCAAATTACGATAGCTTTGTGCCCATGCTTCATTGGCTTGACGAGCTGCTTCTGTTATTCTTTGTGTTTGATATATATATGAACCAAGTTTATAGATTGTATAAGCTGCGCTTAATCCCCAACCAATTGGATTAGTTAAGAAAAAACGTGCAAGCCCTTTTATTGCTCCCCATAATGTTGTATTGCCTATTTCTGTGAGAGTATTTATAGTCTTATTATTACTATTTGCTACAACATTACCGACTGTGCCTCCTCCAACAAACCATTGTTTAATTTTACTTCCACCATGTAGTAAACCTCCACCTAACGCATTGAAAATAGCCTGTCCTTTACTTAAATTATGGCGGCTTTTTTCTATATTATATATACGTACCATATAGGTAAGTGCGGTAAATAGCGGTTTTAAAAAGAATTTAGATAGCCAATCCCCCATGAATACTCCGCGAATCATTAATGCCGTACTTAATATACTTTGTCCAATGCCAGCAATAATCCCTAATTCCATTTGAACTTTTACAAACCATACAATTCCATTTTTTAGCCAATTGGGTAGGAAATTCCAAATAGACATGATCTTTTTAAATACATCAACGATAACATCTAATACTTTAATGAACATGTCCATTGCATTTCTCAATGCAGTTGCAAATTCTGTGGATTTCATTAACTCAATCATGCGTTGTAGAAAGTCTCGGATTACCCCTTGCATTTGTTCAAACCCTTGCATTCCTGTTTCTGTAAATGCCGAGGTCATCTGATACCAAAGACCTTGTATGGTGTTTTTCTTTTCGTCAGCAAGGTCGAATGCTAGGTTCATTGAATGCCGATTAAGCTCTGTGGTTTTTTGCACATCTTCTACATTATTTATCAAAGCTAATGCACCTGGAGCCGCAGTAACTCGAAACATCTTATTAATTAATGTTGTGAAGTCACCGGAACTCATGCTTTGTTGTTTTTTGTGCAAATCACTCAAAATATCAGTGAGATTCCGAAGATTACCATTTTTGTCTTTGGGACTAATACCTAGTATATCCCATGCTTCTTGTCCTTTTTTGGTTGGATTCATCATGTTTAGTAACATCATGCGTAATGTTGTACCTGCATGAGAACCTTTTAAACCGGCATTACCTAATACGCCCAAAGCTGCCGAAGCTGTTTCAAAATCTAATCCGGATTGATGAGCTACCGTACCTGCATACTTAAATGATTCAGCTAATTCTAACAATGTTGTATTCGTTTTTGTGAACGTCATCGTAAGAATGTCAGCTGTGTTATCCATTTGTTTTGCTGGGATTTTATAAGCGGTCATAATGTTTGTTACAACATCTGCTGTTTCTCCCAAGTCTGTATCACCTACAAGTGCAATATCAGATATAGGCCGGATGGCATGTTTTATTTGATCGACATCATATCCTGCCATAGCTAAGAATTTTCCAGCTGATGCAACTTGTGGAGCTGTATATTTAGTTTCAACTCCAACTTGACGCATTAATTGGTTCATTTCATTAAATCTAGCTTCAAATCCCACTTTTTTATCGTGAGTCTGGAGGATATTCTTTGTCGTTTTGGCTATATTATCATAGGTCGAAGCATCTCTAAATACAGAAGTTACCCCAGACATTAAAGAGCTAAGTCCATAGGCAATTCCCATACCCTTAATCATTTCGCCCGCAACATTCGTTCCGGTATTTGCGTATGTAGGTCCCAATACTTGCCGGGTAGAAGGGTATAGATAGGTACTATGTCCCGCTCCAACTTGTCGTGCTGTTGAAGCAGGAATATTACTCTTAGTTATGCCACCAGCAACTGCTTTGGATGCTCCGGCTGCACTTGCGGTTATAGTTATTTTGCTATTTGACTTTATCTGCTCAATCTTCTGTAATAGTAAGTCAAGGCTATTTATCGCTTTTTTTGTACTTGCTCTTGGTTCTATAGTTTTGCCGTTTATAGAATTAATAGCCTGCTCCAGTTTCTTTATATCCGAAGTAGAATATAAAGGTTTACCCATTACTCCATTTAATGCAGTCTTTGCCTGTGATTTAATATTGCTTAGTTGCTTTAAAACACGTTCTAAACTAGCTTCTGCCGCGCTTGTGTTAATCTGTATATTGATAGGCTTAGTTTTAATAGAAGCCAATGCTGAATTAACCTTACCGATGCTTTTTGCAACAACATCAAATCGCTTTGTTAATGCTTCCATTTCAGCTGTGGCCTGCTGAAATTTGCGTATAGACTCTAAAGCTGGGTTAGAGTTAACGTTTATCTGATAATTAACAATATAATTTTCTGCCATCTTTTTGTATTTTGATTTTCTAAAGAATAGCGGTTTGGTACCCTGAAAGATTGAAAAAGCCCCTTATCCGACAAAGGATAAAGGGCTACGTAGAAAAAACGAGTAATAAGACACTTTACGCAAGCATTCCAAGTGCACTTGCTTGTTGAGTTATGAGCATTTTGCTGTGGAGCCATACGGCATCTTCAGAAAGCATTGCAAATTCTTCATCGTTTAACTCATCAAGGTTTACGCTGGGAAAATAATGACGGATAAATATCAGTCTATGACGAATAAGTTGATCGTCTTTTACTTCCCAGCTTTTGATAAATTTACGAGTTTTCCTTTGCGCAACTCGATGATTTGAGCCAGGTGTGGCATCAAGCCATAGATGAACAAGGAATCATCTTTAATCAGTTCTTTATCGCCATCGACAAAGCAATCTTTTGCCAATTCTCGCATGGCACCGGCCTGGTCCTTTTGGGAGAGGGACAAATATTTACTGAATGTCGGGAAAGGCGGCTGTTTAAAATAACCGATATAATATGGCTTTTCGCCTTCGTCTTCATCTCCTTCCACAAAAATCGGGAATACACGTTTTAGTTTGGGATCTGAATCTTTCAGCTCTTTTACTTTCTTTTCAATCTCGGTCTGAATATCTTCAGGCAAGAAAAGGTCTTCGTTTACATTTTCCATTATAATTATGATTATTGATGTTTATCCAAGAATAGAAGTTATAATGCTGGTAGGTTGTGTGTGAATGCAAATAAAATGTTAAATGTATATTCTCTATATAAATTTATTTGGTATATAAAATAAATCTATTACCTTTGCAACATATAAAAAAGCAACGCCTTACTTTCTTGTAAGGAAATGAGCCACTCATAAGTGGCTTTTATTATTTTTATGAGAGATTTTGTAGATTGGAAATAAAACATTATTTTTGCAACGTAAAAAGTGCATATTTGAGCTTAGTCGTCAATTCTGCACTATAAAACGGATAATAAAGGGATGTGTTAACGCATCCCTTTTTATTTTATAGATAAAATGAAAAGCGAGCCGTTTTCAACTCGCCTTTTCAAAAACGTATTATACTAGAAGTTATAGCCAAGAACTAGTTCCTTCTCCTGTGATAATGTCGAAAGGATTCAAATTGAATTCTTTTGTAATGTTTGTATCATCTTGTTTACTTTCCATTCCGTCTTCGTTAAAGAGGCATCCCTTTAGCGTTACAGTTTCGGCGGTCCAGTCTTCACCGGCATAAGCATTAGTAAATGAGATGATCAAGTCAAATTCTCCCAAATCCATTAAAGAACCAGCCAATGCTCGGAGTTGGGAAACGGTATTATAATCCATTGTAATGGAGGCTGTACAGGTTTTATTGCCAAAACCACGATTGATAGCATTTCCTCCA